AACATTTTCAAAAATTATAATATGTTAAACGCTAACCAAAAAGGTAAAAGATTTGAGTTAAGAATTGCAAAAGATTTAGCAAAAAAATTTGATACTAATATAAGAAGAACACCAAACAGTGGTGGATTATCTATAAAAGGTGATATACTAACAACTTCAGGAATACTATCTGAATATAGCTGGGAATGTAAAAACCAAGAAAAGCTAAACATCTGGAAAGCATTGCATCAAAGTGAAGGAGATGCAGCAGGCACAAGAAAAACCCCTGTTGTAGTATTTACTAAGAATTTTGAAAATGATTATGCTGCTTTACGTTACGAAGATTTTGTTAATTTATTATTAGAACTTGATGAGTTAAGAAATGAAAACAAATGACGTTTTAAACATATTATATAAATATCAAAAAAAATGGTTAAAAATTGCTAAAAATTTATTATATAGAGAAGATGAGCAACTAATTCAAGATATTGTGCAAGAAATGTATTTAAATATATATGAACAAATAGAAAATAATAAATTAAAACCTGATGAGGTTATAATTAATAATAAACCACACTTTGGAATTATAAAAAGAACTATAAAACAAATAATACAACAGCAAGCTAATAATAACAATAAGATACCAAAAACAGATAATGTAGTATTAACAAACATAGCTGAAGAACAAAAAGAAAATATTGAAGAACTAACAACAAATATTGAAGAAATATTACAAGAAATGCATTGGTTTGATAGAAAACTATTTAAATTATATGTAAAGAAGTTTAATAGCGTTAGAACATTAGCAAAAGAAACAAAACTTGGACACGTTACTGTATATAATACAATTAGTAAATGCAGAAGAAACATAAAAAAAAAGTTAAATGAAAAGTAAAGGTTTAGGAGATAGTATTGAAAAGATAACAAAAGCAACAGGAATTAAAAAAGCTACAAAATATATCTTTGATAAATTAGGTAAAGATTGTGGATGTGACAAAAGAAAAGAAAAACTAAATAAAATATTTCCTTATAATAAAATAGAATGTATTAATGAAGCTGAATACATAACATTAAAAGAATTATATAAAACACATAAAGCCTTTATATCAGCAAGCGAACAAGCTGCATTACTTGAAATACATAATAGAGTATTTAACGATACAAGGAAACCATCTACATGCTCTAGTTGCGTAAAAGAATTATATACAAACATGAAAAGATTATTTGATGAATATGAACAAGAAACACAAACTTAAAAAACAAGCAGAAAATAAATTATTAAAATATTTGAAAGAAAATATAGAATTAAATATCAACAACGAAAATACAACGAAATGGGAGGAAAAGGACAAATAGAACCAAGATGGAAAAAAGGAGAAAGCGGAAACCCTGCAGGTAGACCAAAAGGAAGCAAGAATAGAAGCACTATTGTTAAAGAAATATTATCACTATTAGTTAAAGGGGAAAACCCAATGACTGGTGAACAAGAATGGTTAAGCAATGAATATAGAATGACTGCATCAGTATTACTTAAAGCAATTGAAAAAGGAGATGTTAATGCTTACAATAGTTTAATGGATAGTGCTTATGGTAAAAACAAAGATACAGTTGATTTAAATACAAGTGAAACAGTTAACCACGATTTTAAAAAGTTAATTAGTGGAATTAAGTTTAAGCAGTAAGTATGATGTATTTGCAACATCTGATGCACGTTATTTCATTGTAACTGGTGGGCGTGGTTCAGGGAAATCATTTGCTATTAATACTTTATTATTAATGCTTACTTATCAAGCAGGACATACTGTATTATTTACAAGATATACTTTGCGTGCTGCAAGCATTTCAATCATTCCAGAATTTATCGAAAAGTTAGAACTGCTAAATGTATCACAAGAATTTAAAGTAACTAAAGATGAAATAATAAATATCAATAATGGTAGTAAGATAATATTTAGAGGAATTAAAACCTCATCAGGAGACCAAACAGCAAATCTAAAATCATTACAAGGCATCACTACTTGGGTAATGGATGAAGCAGAAGAATTGAATAATGAAGATATATTTGACAAGATTGATTTATCGGTCAGAAACAAAGCTCAAGACAATAGAATTATATTAATATTAAATCCAACCACTAAAGAGCATTTTATATATCAACGTTGGTTTGAATCAAGAGGCATTGAAGCAGGTACAAACATAACTAAAGAAGATACTACCTATATACACACAACTTATTTAGATAATATCGAAAACCTTTCACCAAGTTATATAAAGCAAATAGAAACAATGAAAGCAAGAAGGCCAGAACGATACAAGCATACAATACTTGGTTCTTGGCTTGATAAAGCAGAAGGAGTTATATTTAGTAATTGGAGTATAGGAGAATTTAAACAAGTAGGCAAAATTGTATTTGGCCAAGATTATGGTTTTAGCAATGACCCTTCAACACTACTTAAAACAAGTATAGATAAACAGAATAAGATTATATATGTTCAATTATGTTTCTATCAACCTAAACTAACTACAAGTGAAATATCAATATTAAATAAAAAGTTTGCTGCTAATAATTTAATTGTAGGTGATTCAGCAGAACCAAGACTAATAAATGAATTAAGCAAAGATTGTAATATTGTTCCAGCAATAAAAGGACAAGGTTCAATAACATTTGGTATAAGCTTGCTACAAGATTATGATTTAATAATAACTGAAGATAGTACAGATTTAATTAAAGAGCTTAACAATTATTGTTGGTTAGAAAAGAAAAGTCAAACACCTGTTGACAATTT